GAGTATCAACCCCTGCGACTCTCACACGTTCTTTTTTGTATAAATCGAAACCAAGATCGATTGTTACATCTATCGTGTCCCCATCTACTACTTTGTCTATTTTCACTACTCGGAAGTTGTAACAAGACTTCCTGCTCGGTGGGGTCATCGCTCCCATAATCGATCTCCAAATCCTCTATCGCACTATTTAGCATCTCATCTATAGGAGTTCTTGTTTTTTCTGATTCGTAATCTCTTACCCTTTGTATCCATTCACCTGTAGGAAATGGATGACCGGGATGTGCCTCTGCTTCAGGAGCAAAATAACCTGCTCCAATTACAGCAAGAACCACTGTTCCCAATAGGGTAACAGCGGCTACTACCTTCTCATTCGCACGGACACGTTGAGTAAGTTCTTTTTGTTTTTCAATTAAGGAATCAACCTTCGTTTGAAGGACTGCTATTTCCACCTGTGGGTTCTCCATCTATCGATTCAAGGTGTGCCATTCTAAGTATATAGTAAATTGACCAAGAAACACCACCTAATAATATACCAATCATTATGTTGACACTTTGGACAACTTCTTCCATATTAGGTTACGTGAATAACTCCTTTCATACCAGCACCAGCATGAGGATCGCACTGGAAGTTATAATCACCTTCTTTCTCGAAGGTAACATCAAAACTTTCACCACCAGTAAACATTAAATCTCCATGTGATAATTCTGGATTATCAGCAAACATTACATTGTGTGGTGGTAGTTCGTTATTAATAAACGTAACTGTATCACCAACACTAATTGTTAATTCGCAAGGTTCAAAAACCAGCATACCATCAACACCCATTTGGATTTCTGCTGCATATGCAAACCTTGGCATGAAAAGAACTGCTGCAGATATTAACATAATCCACAGAGTCTGTATAAAGGTTTTCATAATACTGTACAAAATAATGACCCTTCACTCTGTATACAGTCTATCTTATTTGGATGAGAATGTAAATATGGAACGTCTTGAACTGCTTGATTTCTTGCGGCGAAAGCATCTTCTGCATATTCACAGATGCTTTGATGATGCCTTGTTTCGTCCATGTAGGACACTGTATAATGAGACACGATTGTAAGCCGTGGGCTCGCTTAATTTCACCTAATATTTATTTTACTTATAGGTAATATTAACTATTATTATGTGTGTTTCAAGACTGTGTTATCAAACGGATATAACTCTCTGAACTTCTGGAAATCTTTCTTTAACCAACTTCTCGATACCCATTGTCATTGTCTGAGCACTCATTGCACATCCTGCACAAGCACCCAACATTCTTACCATAACAATTGGACCTTCCTCAAGATAATCTATGGCCACATATTCTAAGATGCCACCATCTGCTTCAATATAAGGGCGGATCTCATCCAAAACCTTATGAACATTTATATCATTCAGTTCCATTGACATCGTGCTGAAAGAATACATCACCCTTATCCCCATACATTATAACTTTCCACCCATCATCACCTTGTTTATAAACTTCTCTTGATCTTTCTGATCCATTCTTAGTTGCTACCACCCATACTCTTTCCCAACAATCTTCATCTTCATTGTAGTGACAACCTTTCTCTTTTAATCCTTCAACAAAAGGATCTGGTTCTGATTCAGTTATTGTATTGAATCGAAAAAGATAACTTAACCATTCACTAAATCTATCTTGCCAATGCATCAATTTGCCTCCTTAATGGCTTCAACAATAATTCTCTTAAGTTGATTTGACTTCTTCTTACCAAGACCTGCTCTTGTATCTATTTGAACCTTAATCCAATAAAGTATAATCAATACGATAAGGAATTGTATTCCCTCACCCCATGACATATTCCATGCTTCATTCAAGTCAAGACTTGCTGCTGCTAACAAATTAATCATCACCACTTCTTAATTGTTCATTTAAAAGATAAAACCATATTACACCAAGAATCATAATAAGCGCAACCCTTATAGAACTCCATGAGGTATCAATTGCAGCAAGAGTCATGATCCACAAGTGGGACATTCTTCACCCTCTTTCTTCTTACCACCTGCTACACCTGCTTTCTCAGCAGCATATAATGCAAAGGCTTTAGTAGCAAGACTATTCATTGTTCTTTCAATACCATCTTTTGTATCACTGTCACATTCCTTAACAGTCAGACATCCTCCCACAGTTCCAGCAACGATTGCTAACTCAAATCCTACCACCACAAAGATTAATCTGAATACCCATCTAAGTGATTGCGTCATAAGAGAATTGCGCCAATGATAAATCCTTTAGCAAATGAAATGACAACTACTTGATAGTCTGTCCATCCAAATTTATCTTGACACTTCTTAATTAATTTCTTATCCCATTCAACTACTTTATCGAATCCTTCTTTAACCTTGTTCATCTTTCCAGGGGTATGGGTCATTTATATTTATCCATCGTCTAATCCATTTTAAAATTTTTCTCATAGATCCTAACACCCTTTAAAGTCTCTTGCCATTTGTCCTCCTATTTGTCCACCTTGCTCCATACCGACCATAGTAGCAGCACCAGCAAGCACCCAACCCACATAAGGAATAGAGGCGACACCAGTAGTAGCAACAGAGGCACCGATGCTACCTCCCACAATCTTTCCAGTCGATTCTCCGCCGCCTTCTGCTTTAATACATGCGACTTCCTTGTCGCTAAGGGACTTTCCCACTGGTTTATTCTCCAAGTGCTGAGACCCATCCATCGTGTACTGTTCTCTGACTGTAGTAGTGTTGTTACCCAGTCCCAGAAAGCCACCTTTTTTCTTTATATCCCGTTCCACATGCATCACCTTAGGATCGTTAGCACGATACTTAATCCAATATCCTTCCTTACTTGCTTTTACTTCATAAGAAGTATACTCACCAACAGGAACATTAACTATAGGAAACTTCTGTTGCCTAGAGATCATACCAATCATACCTATATGAGAGATACCTACTAATGCTCCTAAACTAATTCCTATCCACTTTTTCATAATATACCTCTTAAAATCATGCAGTTGGTGGTTTCTGTGGTGGAACAGGTGTAATTGCTATAGGTGCTTGCTCAATTCTAATTGTCTGAGCAGGTGCTGCTTGAGTTGCTTTCTCAATCAATTGTTCCATATCTTTCTTAGAAATCTGACCACCAGGTCCACTACCACCACCCTTATCCATCTTCATAGTTCCATCACCCTTCTTAGATGCTGTCTGAATCCCGAAGCTAGCTAAAACCCCGGTAAAAACACTAGCTATAAAAGTCGGATCTATTTTCTGTTGAGGAATACCTGGGATAGCAACGTAATTTAAAGTCAATATCGCACCTGACCAGGCAAGAACAGTAATCCTCACCATTGTACTGATGATCATTGCTTGTTCTTCTGCATCAGGAATGATAGCAGACTTTACCTTACCTAAGATACCTTTCTTTTTCTTATCCTCTTTATGATCTTCTTCATGAAAATCTTTTTTAACTTCTTCAGACATAAAAATAAGGTGACTATACTTATATAGCCACCTTAACTATTTTTTATTTTTTAAAGTGCAAGATCAGCAGATGCTTGAGGAGCAACCTCAGGGTTAGTAGCAGGAGCAAGATCATTAGCACCTGTAGGAAGATCTACGGGAGCACCTACATCAGCACCACCACCAAATCCACCAAGTCCACCACCTAGGACTGATTCCATTGCTTTATCTGTAACATCTTTAATTATCGCGTCCTTATTAACAAACACGTAACCAGCAGTGCCAACAACGGCAAGAGATACAATGCTAGACGCAAGAGCAAGTACATTAATTACTTTTTGCATTTTAGATAACCTAATTCTATGTATTGTCATGTTAAACATGAACGTTTATTTAGAAGAAGTATAATACGTTTCGTAATATTTGACAAGCCCTGAAGTAGTACTAAATTTACTACACCAATCATCAGCACATTCATAGATGGACTGATTGGAATAATCTCCACTACCAAAATTTTTAAACAATATTAATAACGTTTGTTGACGCAGACCTAGTTCTGCCTCTGTATATGTACTTGTCATTTAAATTAAATTAAGCCTAAAGATCCTGCGGTTATACCAATACTAACAAAAAAACCAAACTCTAGCAAGTCTCTAGCACCTGGAGGTGTAGATATTAAAACACTAGTTAAGAACGTACTGACCAACATTGGTATATGCTACTGTTGCTAAAGTTACTAAGAAAAATATTTGATACATTATGCTCCTGAGGGAACGGGAACGGGTTGCATTTGTCCTACTCGTACTCCTTTACCTCCACCAAAATCATCATCATCGTCATCATTAAATCCTCCACCAGCAGCAAAATAGAATCCTAGTAATACCAATACAGGTATAAAAGGAAAGAATAATGCCCAGAATGGTGAAGCGGCTTCTGTTGTGGTTATGAGTTCACCCATTTGTGTTGGATCGGAGATAAAGTTACGAGTAATTATTTAGAAATGTTACGATTTTAGAATAGGAATATACCCCTAGACTGGAAGAAGATATGAACCGCAGGGTTATGGAGATACTGGTAATAGAATTCTAAACCAGATACTCCAGTCACCCATGCAGCATATACTAATCTCGCAGTCAATAAGAGTTGTGGATTAATTCCTCTTCTCTTAATTGAAAGGGTTGTCATTATACTATGTACTTAAAGTAAGTATACCCTGCAATGATTGCCCAGAAAATCATCATTGCTGCACGACCATTGGCTCTCTGCCAAATGTCGAAGTTATCAGTAGTATCCATTTTAAAATACTCCTGGGATAATTTGACCTGTGAATGCATAAGCACCTAATGCTGACATAATGCCTATCATTGCCCAACGTCCGTTGGTGATTTCAGCATTAGCAAATTGTTCTTGTTGATTGTTCATTGTTCTTTTCTTTGATTAAGGGGTAGAAATGAGCGATAGAAAGAGACCTATCATTGTTAAAAGATACCGGGAATAACTGCACCAAATAAGATGTAGTTATGAACTGCTGCAAAGAAACCAATCATCGCAAGACGACCATTAGTTAACTCAGCATGTTTCCAGTAATCATATCCTTCTATGACCTCTATGCGAGGTTCAGAAGCAAACATATTTTGTCTGCCTCCGTCTTCAGTAGTAACATACCTTGCGGTAGTAGAAGATGAAGTCATTGTGTTCTGTTAAGAAACGTAACAATATTATATAGTAATTATTAAATTTTGTAAAGTAGTTATTATTACCTAGGTTTCCGAACCATAACAAATAAATTCTAACTGATTTCCTTCTGGATCCATAGTATAGAAAGAAACTGTACCATCCCTATGTCTATGGGGTCTGCAACATGAGTATCCTTGGCCCATAAGTTCTTTCCACTTCTTCTTTAATTCGTCATGATTCTCCAGAAATAAAGCAAAGTGAGGTTCTGCTCTATTATATCCTGGTCCTAATAATGCTATACCCTCTTCAAAATATGACCAATCTTTACTTTCCCATTCAAGATTCAATCCCAATGACAAATAATATTCAATAGCACGATCCATATCTTTAACACGAATCGCAACGTGATCTAATTTAGTATGCATTGTTCTCTTTAAACCTTACTAAATCCTTTACCCATTCCTGCCTTCCACAGAA